ATCATTGAGGCGTTCGATAAGGGCGTATTGATTAAACCGAAAGCTGGCGGCGTGTGGCTGGCCATTCCGACCGTCACGGCTCCCAAACGGGGGACGGACGGCAAACGGATCACGCCGCTTAACTTTCCAGAAGCCAAGCTCGGCAAGCTGGAATTCGTTTACAGGGACAAAGGGGCGTCCTTTCTGGTCGTCCACAATGTCCGCGCTTCGTATAGCCGCAAGACGGGACAGCTGCGCGGCTTTCGTAAGGCCAGTGACACGGCATTACGGACGGGCAAAGGGCTGTCGTCGGCCATCATGTTTATCCTGATCCGTCAGGTGAAGCTTGAGAAACGGTTCGATGTGGCAACAGCCGCGAAAATCTGGGGCGAGAAATTACCCGATCTGATCGACAAAGAACATACACGGAGATCGAAGACCGATGACGATTAGCCGCGCTGAAAATATTTTAGAAAAGCTGCGGACACTTTTAGCAGCTGGCTGTGATGCGCGTGTGGAGCGCAACTCTGTGCTGCCGGAAAAGATTCCGACCCCTGGGCTGATCGTCATTTATGACGGAGATCCCGGCGAACCTGAACTGGTGCTGGGCGGTTTCAATAACGCTTATTACGAACATGAAATTGAAGTGGTGGTTTATACGGAGGAAGGCGATCCCGCGCAACGGGATCAGAAATTCGACGCTATGCTGGTCCAGATCGGACAGGTGCTGGAGGCCAATCCAAAACTGGACGGATTGGTGGCTGGCCTCAGTTACGCGAGGCCAGAGATTGCCATCGAACCTGTTTTAGGCGCGCCAGCCATCAAGACGGGAACGCTGGTTATCGTTGCGGAATACGATACGGACTCACCTTTGGCTTAAACAAGCCGCCATATGATGTCTAAGCCGAACTGGGCTGGCGTGATGTCGATAAGCAAGGCGTACGGTTTTGCCTTTTTTTGAGGCACGTTCGCCGCCAGCTTTTCGATGGTTTCAATTTCTATGAATTCGACGCCATCGTCGCCGCCAAAGGATGCGCGTTTGTTGGCCCACCATTCGTCAAACTCTAGTTTGACGGGGTCGCATTCTTCGGCATAAACGACCAGAAGTTTTTCGTCCTTCTTTCGGTTTTTATGATGAGTACCGTCTGTCGTGTTGGGCATCAGGTAAACGCCCTGATCGCCGACAAGCCAGAAGCCTTTGCCAGTTTCCCTTTCATAAAGGGGTTTTATAGTTTCGGCGCTGCGAAGTTCTTCAATAATTTTCTCAATGCCAGTCCACGGAAAAGTTAATCGCATGGGTCATCTCCTTTCTTTCTGATGAACCCGTAAGTTCAAAACGAAGTCAACTAAATCCAACGCCCTCCGCAAGAGGGCGTTTTTTTTAACCCTAAAAATGGAGATCTGACATGGCAAGAGCTTATGGCTCAAGCGCAGGGCTTTTGCTCAAGCGCGAAACTACCTACGGAACAAGGGCGACGGGCAATTACGTCAAAACGCCTTTTACCAGCTGCAATCTTGGGAGCGAACAAGGCTTGATCGATGATCCTGTTCTTGGCCTGGGCCGCGATCCTGCTCAACCCCTGCTGGACGTCATCAATGACGATGGCGATATCGTTGTTCCGGTCGACCCGCGCTATCTGGGTCTCTGGCTGACGGGTATTTTTGGCACCCCTGACTCGGATCCGGTTTCAGCGGAAGGCTATATTGATTTCGCCGTAAATCCGGCGGCAAACTCGACGATCACCATCAATGGCGTTGTTTTCACTTTCGTTTCCGGTTCTCCCTCTGGCAATCAAATCCAGATCCAAGGGACCGTGGTGCAAACTGTTGACGCCGCCGTTACGGCCTTGAACGGTTCCAGTGATGATGACGTGAATGACGCCACCTATAGCCGCCCGTCCTCGACGCAACGCCTTAAAATTGTCCATGACGCGACTGGTGCGGGCGGTAATGATTTTACGCTGGCCGCTTCGGTGGCGACAGTCAGCGGGCCGACCCTGACGGGCGGTGGCCACGCTCACGTCTTTAAATCAGGTGCGTCCAGCCTGCCGAGCTATTCAGTCGAGGTCGGCCTGCCGCAGATTCCCGCATACTTCATGCATACGGGCGTCGTCATGAATTCGATCTCGTTCGACTTCCAAAGGTCGGGCGCGGCAGCTGCGACCGTCAACGCCATCGCACAGGGAGAAACCCGTTTCAATGGCTCGATGGGCGGTACGCCGACCGAACTGACCTTTGGACGGATCAGCCAGTTTCAGGGTTCGATTAAAAGCGGCGGTGAACGCATTGCAAACCTGACATCCGGCAGCGTTGCTTATTCCAATAACATGGAAAAGATCGAGACCATTCGTGATGACGGACTGATCGATGGCGCTGATCCTACCATCGCAGCCCTGACGGGCAGCATCGATGTCAGGTTCGCTGACACGACGCTGATCGATACGGCATCAAGCGGTGAGCCTGTGGATCTGGAATTTTCCTATGTCCTTGCGGCGGGGTTGTCTTTGAAGATCACCGCGCACGAGGTCTATCTGCCTAAACCAAAGCTGGCCGTTACTGGTCCTGGGGGCGTTCAGGCTTCGTTTGATTTTCGCGGAGCGCGGAATGCCACTGTGGGCTGGATGCTGACAGTCACTCTTCTCAACGATTTAGATGGGACACAATACGCATGATCACCTTAAAGCAAGAAAAAGAACCCTACGATCTGGATCTGCCCTATGGCATTTCCGTCACGGTCAGGCCGCTGACTACGCCTGCCATGCTTTCGGCGCAGGCCGCAGCACGGCGGCTGGCGGATAAAGAAACGCCGAAAAATGCCGATGCTGACATGCGCGACGGTTTATATCAGGCATTTCTGATTTATGAACTGGCGATGCGTCACATCACCGCGCTGAAAGGCGTGGAGATGGACGGCAAGGATGCGGCGGCAACGCCTGAAAATATCCGCGCTGTCATGGATCTATATCCGGTCGGCGAACGGTTCTATCAGGAATTCACGATGCGGCAGGTTCTCCTGAACGCCGCAAAAAACGTATCAAGGCTCTCTGCGGCTGGCACTTCCAGCGCGGCGGAGGGCCGGAATACTGCGCCGGATGCCGCAGCCTAGATCTTGACTGCGCGGAATGCCCCTACAAAGAACATCAGCTGATCCACGACGAGGAATTCGAAGCGTGGGACGTCTTGATGGCGATGCTGGGGCAACTGCGCTTGTCACCGTCAGGTCGCGTCCTCGGTCTTGATGCCAACGCCGCCCTCACGACTGCGCGGGCGCGCGGGTATGACGAGGCCACTGTGTCAGTGCTTTTGCAGGAAGCCGAAGCCGTTCTTGTCCACCTCTTAAACGAAACACCAGAAAATCATGGCTAAAGTCCAGCATACATACGCCGTCAGATTGACGGTGGAAGATGGTGGAAAGGTCAAGGCTGAACTCGCCACCATCGGTGCGTCAGGGCAACAGTCGCTTGCCCTGATCGAAAAAGGTGGCGAGAACGCTTCCAAGGGACTGTCGAGCCTGACAGACAGGGCGCAATTCCTGTCCAAGGGTTTGAAGTCGCTGGCAGTAGTAGCCGCCGGAGCCGTGACGGTCGGCGGCTTGGCGTTGATGACGAAAAAAGCCATCGATGCGGCTGGCGCGTTGCAGGACTCGGCTACCAATCTGGGTTTGAACGTCGAAGCCCTGCAAGAACTTCGGTATGCCGCAGAACAATCCGGCGTCGCGCAGGAAAGTTTTGATAAATCGCTGGAGAAATTCACCCGTAATATCGGGGAAGCGGCTCAAGGATCTGGTGCGGCCAAGGATGCTTTCAATATCCTCGGCGTGTCCGTGCGCGACACACAAGGCAATATCCGTGATACGGAAAGCGTCTTTCGTGATGTTTCCGACGCGATGGCAAATATTGAAAATCCAACCGAGCGTGTCCGGCTGGCCTTTGAACTGTTTGGCAAACAGGGCGTGGCCCTGGTCGGCATGCTTTCTGAGGGTTCTGACGCTACAGACAAGATGCGCCAGCGTGCGCGTGACCTTGGCATTGTCCTGGAAGCCGATCTTGTCAGGGAGGCGGAAGCCGCTGGCGACGAACTGGAGACGCTGGGGAAAGTCATATCCGTTAATCTGTCCCGCATTATCGCCGATGCGGCCAGCTGGCTTTCCGAGCTGGCGGCGGGAGCTGGTGTTGCCTACGAAAAGACAAAGCTGTTTCTGTCCGGTGATTTTGGCTTCGACAATCTGAGCTTACGGTCTGTCCGTCATGATCTGAAAGGGATCAATGACGATATCGATAGCCTGCAAAAGAAAATAGAAGCGCGTCGGGCTGCTGGGGGCTTGCAGTTTTTTGTTGAAGGCGACGTGAAGCGTTATCAGACGCTGATCGATATTCTGGACGAACGCCGCACGAAATTGCTCGGCCAGCTGCAAAATCTGCAAAGCGAACAGAGTGATGCTCTCGGTACGCCAACAAATGCGCCGGATATTGAAGCCGACATGCTGCGCCTGGAAGACCAGGCCAAAAACGTCACGAGCCTGAAAGACTCGCTGACCCAGCAGATCTTTGAATTTACCCACCAAGGCGCAAGCCGGGTCGAGGCTGAATATGACCGGATGGTCGAGCAGATCAAAGGTCTGAAAAACGAAGTTAATTCCGATGAAGTCGACGGCTTGCTGGCGCAGGCGCTCGAAATCAAAACCTTCCGCCTGAAACAGCTGGCCGATCAGGAAGCGCAAGCGGAAGGCAAGCGCAACGAAGCCGCCGAAAAGCGTGCCACCGCTGAACTCGATAGACAGCAAAAGGTTTATGAAGCCAATCAAAAGGTGGTGGAATCCCTGAACGCGGAGACGGACGCGCTGGGAAAATCCGAGCGTCAGAATTACATCGATCAGGCCGTCCGCCGTCTGTCTGCTGACGCCACCGAAGCGCAGCGCACAGAGGTCGAGCGTCTGGCTGGCGCTTTGTATGACGAAAAAGAAGCTCTTGAGGAAAGGCGCAAGGAAGAAGAGCGCCATAAGGCTCTTATCGAAGATATCAAACGCCTGACGGAAGAACAAACCGGCGCGCAGGTAAAATATAACGCTGAAATGGAAGAGCTGAACACGCTCTTAAAAGAAGGCGCAATTAATCAGAAGGAATTTGAAGCCGCGTCAAAACGGGCGCGGGACAATATGCTCCAGCATAGCCGTGAATGGTCGGCTGGTGTTGAACGCGCATTGCAAAGCTATGCCGACGAA